CCCTTTGAGGCCCAGGTAGTTATTCTTGCCGCTAGTGTGCTTACCAAAGCCACTTTCTAGGCAGCATTGTGCTGCGACAAGCTCGGGATAACGAGCGCCGCATCGACGGGCTGTCTGGAAGCATTCATCCCAGAACGCCCTATTATTAGCCCACATGGCTAAGCCTCAGTTCTTCACGCGGAAGACAGTCTTCAAGCCTTCCATGAGGAGTTGAAGAACGTTATTGCTTTTCCAAGGAGAACGATCAAGGATTTGATCAGCAGCAGCAATCAAAATGCCACCAATAACAAACCATTCAGCTCCGCCCATTGTTATCAAGCGAATTTATATCTTTAGCTTAGCGTCGAATTTCCAATGAACGCACCCTACTTTCAAGAGCTGTAATGTTTTCAGTGAGCGTATCCAGCTTTTCTGTGATGCTTTCGATTTGCGTGGCCACTTTCACTTGTTGATTGCCCACTGTGATCAGCATGGCGCCAGTAGAAAGCAGCATTCCCGCTGTAATGGTCGCAACAAAATTTGTCAGTCCTTCTTGAAAGCTTTTCATTGCTGGTAGCGCATTTATCAATTATAAACATTCTCAGCAGGGCAAATTTAGCCGTTAGATTGGTGGCAAGAAAATTAAATATGCGCCATGCTAATTGCGAATGGTCCCGATGAGCTGCTACATTCTCTCATTGAACTTCGCCCTGGAGATGCACGACGCCGATTTAGAAAAAGTATTTTTGAAGACTATCCGCTAAAAGGACCATTCGGGCAATGTGCCTGCGCCTACTGTGGAAAATGGAATGAAAAACTTACTTTGGACCACATTGTCCCCAAAAGCAAGGGCGGTCCGCATTTTGCAAAATATAATTTAGTGCCATCTTGTAAAAGCTGCAATCTCGACAAAGGAGCAGAGCCTATTTTTGAATGGTGGCGTCCTCAACAATTCTGGACTCAACAACGTGAAGAACTTCTCACTTCATGGGTGTACTGTCATAGTTATGTAAGCGCTCACACGTCCTTGCAGGATATTGAAGCCTATGCAGAACAGCGTGGCTTTTATATTCCATCGCAAGAAAAAGCCCCCATTCTTGGGGGCTTTCCTTTAGAAACTATTTATGCAGCTTAGTTGTCATGTACGGGTTCAAAAAAGGAAGACTGGCCTGAAGGATAGTCAAAACGCAATCCTGGAATGATATCGGGAGATGCAGCTCCAGGCATAGGGCAGAAACCATCTTTGCAATTGCCTTCAATAACGTCAAGAGCCTCTTTTTCTTGCTCCATCTCTAAAGCAAAAATGAGAGTCTTGAGATACCACTTAGCCTTTTTTAAATCCTCAAGGCCATTCTTGTTTTCGTAGCGCCAAACATATTTCATAACGTTCCCCTTGAGGAAGCCACGAAAAGCTTCTGGCGTCATCGAAGCTTCAATGGCCTCAATGGTTTCCACCCCGCCAGATGCATAGTGAAATGGATTATCAACGGAGTCGAAAGTCTTGGGGCGGCCTTCAGAAGGAGGAGTCATTGGTTTCAAAAGCGTCGAAAGCTTCTTTGAAAAGAGGGCGAGCTAGCAAGGAAAGTGCCTGAGCATAAGCTTGAATTTCGCCTTGAGCATCCGCTGGCGAGCGAAGGCTGATGAAATGAAGCAGAGCCTGCAGGCTACAGGTCCAAGTGAAAGAAGTATAGAGGGAAGTGGGCAGCACGCCACGGGCTTGCTCCTTGCTTACGCCCAGTGCTAGAAGCGTCTGGTAGGCGCCTTTGGCGGCCTGCAAGCCCTTGGCATATTCAATCATTGCTATGTCATGGGAACGGCCTTCCAGGGGGCCTGCTGATGCCTGTTTATTGCTTTCGCTTTGTTTGCGGAATTCACGAGGCATGTAAAATTCTTCGCTATCAGCTTCACAATATCTAAAGCTTTTTTCATTCCAGCCAAGTTGATCGTTGGCATACGTGCCACCAATCACGTGCTTCCACCATTGGCGAGCAATGAACAGTGGAGCCTTCACTTGCCATTTCGTTACAACGCCACGAAACGGACTGGTGTGTTGGTGCTTTACTAAATAGTTCAGGAGTTTTTGGTCTTTCTCCGACCATTCAGCGCTGCTTTGATCAAAAGATTGGCGAGCATCGCAGACGATATCAAGAGAACTGCCCATCCAGTCAATAAGACGCACAAAGCTGATGCCATCGTTCAAGGGGTCAATGGAAGTACTAATAGCCATGAAACAGGGAAGCTGGTCGTAATCGCTGCAAGCTGATTGTAGGAGCAATCTTGGTTTCAGAATGCCAGATGACCACTGCTCGCTTTTTGCCATTATTAAAAACAAAACCAATGAGCGTGCCGACTGTGCTCGTAAGCATCCATCCTGCTGCCGTTGGCTGCACGTATATCACTTCCTCTCCAGGGCGCCATTCATAGCCACGAGGCGTGCGTGGAAGCTGAAAAGGACGGTGCTCCGTAGTCTTTATTACGGCTTTCTTTCCATCGTCCACCTTGTAAACAAACTGTCTGCCATAGCCTCTCCTCGTTAGGCTAAAGCAAACAGTTTTGGAACAATGTCCACGCATTTCTCTATTCCAGTAGAGTTAAGCTATCAAGGCCGTCCGTACATTGCTGCCATGGGTCCATTTGAACGTAGTTTAGAAAGAGACTTTGCCTTGGCTGCTAATAAGCGTGCCATTGCAGAATGTTCTGACGTGGAGAAACTACGGGAAGTGGCAGTTAATTTAATGGAAGGCTGGTCCAATATGCAAGAAGCCGTGGCGAGCCTTGTTAAAGAAAACCTAGAGCTTCGGCAAGCCATGTCAATGAAAGACTGTGACTTGAAGGCTGCCAGTGAACTTCTAGAAGAAGCTTCTACTGTAATTCAAGATGAATTGAAGCAGCGATCTTCGCAAGCCAAGCGGCGTCTTTGGCCGTTTGGCTAGTTAATAAGAACACTCGCCATCCTCCCATTGTGGCGAGGTTGAATTTTCTAGCATCACGCTCGTAACCACTGCCAGTGACGTGACGGCCTCGATTGAAAGTGCCTCCTTGGATTTCAATGAGAGTACGGGATGGCAAGTGAGCGAAGTCAGCCCGATAACGCTTAGATCGTTTTGATTTTGCATAGCGCTCCTGAAAATCAGCTTCCCAGCTTGGCACGTCACTAAATTCCCGAATCAATGGAAGATTGGGATAGTGGGCCTGCCATAGCCCAAGAAACTGATCTTCAAGAGCACTCACGAATTCATGGTCAATTTCTCATACGATAAAAGGAAAAAACTATTTGGTCGATCGGAATGCAATGTCATAACGCAATTCTTCAAGATTGCTCTCGATAAGCGACACACAAATGTCTCCTCGTGAAATCAGGACGCCAATTTCACAAGACACTTTCAATTCATTAATTTTTCGAGAAAGAATCATGACCTCATCTTCAGTGAAGCCTTCTTCTCCTCGGGAAACCATAAGACTGAAAATTGATGCCTCCATGAGGCTTTCAGCGCCTTGCTCAGAGCGCTGAAACTTGTAAGGAGCATTCCACCATCTTTTTAGCGCATTGGCAGCATCAGTGATGGCAATGGGGTCGCCATCGGTTGGATACCAGCGCTCTTGAATAGGAGCAGAAGTGGTCATGATGATAAAGGCTTAAAAGGACGGCGGTTGATTAGACGGCAGCAAAAGATACTTTTGAGCCCTGATTTTGATACTTTCCCTGACCATAGGCTTTGTCTACATCGCCTGTAAGGCGCATAAACATAATTTGCACTATGCCTTCATTGGCATAGATGCGAACTGGAAAAGCCAGGGGATTGACAATACAAATAGTGAGAAAGCCAGACCAACCAGGCTCAATTGGCGTAACGTTAATGATGGTGCCTTGACGTGCATACGTACTCTTCCCGTCGCAAATGCCCATAATGTTATTGGGCATTGTGATGCGCTCAAGGCTAACGCCTAATGCGTAAGAAAAAGGAGGCAGGACGAAGAAGGTGCTGCCCAGTTCTTCAACGGGCGTGGCTTCATACATCACGCTTTCATCGAAACGCTTCACATCGAGCGCCTTGGCTTCCTGGTTGTTGTCGATGACCATGAAGCCCTTAGGGGACAGGCGCAGGTCGTAGCCAGCGTGTGAAAGACCATAGGACAGCGCCTTGGTGCCGTTATCAAGCTCACGGCGCTTTTCGCCAGTGAAGGGGAAGATGATGTCATTTTCAGCGAGGATGCTGATTTCTTTGTCGGAAAGAAGAGTCATCAGAAAATAGAAAAAGAAAGGGCGGCATAAGCCGCCCCGTGACCACCAAGATGAAGCTCAGAACAGATCGTCAGAGGACGAAGAGGGACGGCTGCTGCCGCCGCCAGTGTTCTCGTTCTTCCAGAAGCTGGAATAAGCCTTGGGGCTGTTGTCCATCTTGTTGACGGTCACTTGCCCTTTGTAATGAGGGGAGGTGTCCTTATCACGCTTGTCGTTGTCCCACAGCGCCACGCGGAAGCTGTAGTTGCCTTGAGCGTTCGGACCAGCCTTTTTGGCTGCGTTCAGAATGTCAGGGGTCAGATCGACGGTGCCGCTAAAAACGGGCAGATTGCCAGAGGGCATTGGTTGTTCCTCAACGGAGTGTAGTGGGCCCTGGACGGGCTGCTACAGCTTAATGCCGTTTCTTTGGAAAGCTACGCACCACGGTCCATAGAAATTG